CGTGGATTTCGGCCCTTGCTCGCGCTAAGTCATTGATTCTTGAGAGGACACCATCCACGGCCAACCCTTGTTTTTCCACGGCACCGCCTCGTTTCTCCACCGGGCGCCGTTCCGCGTTTCTATACTCTCTCTCTCTTTAAATAATTGAAAAGAAAGAAGAATAAGCCGTGAAAAAGGAAACGCGCGAATCCACGGGCAAGGGTTTGGTTTCCTCGGTTTTTCGAAGTGCCTATTTTTTAATCCACGGATTCCACACGTCAAAACGGCCTAACTCGTGGATCGCTTGTGGACGCCAAACCCTTACCGGTAAAGGGTTTGAGACCATCGCCCACGCAATCCACGCATCCACGGCAAAAACGCCCCTCCCCCTGGCATTGGGTCTGAAAGCCCGCTTTCGTCATCGCCTGGATATCTCGGCCGGCGATCGCCCGCAAAACTCGACCGGCGTGCATCAAAGCGCATCAATCCGGCGGCCTGAAAATACCGGCGAACCCCTTGCCGCTTGGGCCTGGGCGCCGTTCTCATGCACTGCATGAAAACAAGAGACCCAAGAAGCGCCCAGGCGCGGAGGGGTGACTGGAAAATTCGGCTGTCGATCGTCGGTAAAACGACCCCTGGCGGCCTGGCGCCTTTGGGGGTTCCCGTGCCACTCCCGAGGCCCTAGCGGCCCGCTGTAGGGCCTGATATTGAGCCGGCGGGGCTGTTTAAGGCGAAGGGCGATGAAACCCCCCTCTTATTGCTGAACCATTGGGCGGCTGCATCGCGATTGCATGGAACCAGGTGCGCGGGACGCGCCGAGTTGAGCGGTCGCACTGGCGCGCAGCGACGGGGCGAGCGTGATTTACTCGGCCGTTGTCGTCGCGGTCTTTCGCGGCGACCGGCACCGATGGCGTTACGGCATGCGTACCGACCGCGCCGAGGCGCGGCTCGTTCTCGTCTGGATCGGGTTTGATAATCAAGGGACGCGCGAAGCGCGCACTTGTGACCCTCACGGGAGGGAGCGCGAAGCGCGGAAGGGTGGTTTTCTATCGGTGCGCGGCGTTTTCGCTGACTTATCCCCAGGCAGGGTGCCCGGTTCTTTTTAGAAAGATTTTTAAAACCTTTTTAAAACCTTTTTAGGTTCCCGCTCGGCCTTATGCGACATGGGTTTGCGGCCGGTTACTCTGACATTTCCGTGGTTTTCTCTGACATTTTCGTGGTAGTTCACGGGCGTTTTCGTGGCTAGTCTGACATTTTCGTGGTCGCTGCTCAGATATCGAGCACGCTCGGCCTGTTGACGCACTCGCGCTTTCTGACATACATTCTCGTCTGTCAGAATAACCACGAAAAAGTCAGAATGAGCGACGTCTTAGAACTGGAAGCAACCCCGCACGACCAAAGCGTCGTTATCAGAAACGAACTCGTGCGCCGCGTGCAGCGCATGAAGCTATCAGAAAAGCGTTTGCTTGCCCTGGCGATCGCCAAGTGCAACCCTAAACCTAAAATCCTGTTGCACCAGGCGATGCAAGTCGACCCGCAAACGGGCGTTGCACCCGGCTTTAGCGTTCGCGTGACCGCCCAGGAATTCATGGAGGCATACCCGCAAGTCGACCCGAAGCATGCTTACTCAGACCTCAAGGAAGCGGCTGAAAACCTGTTCGAGTGTCGCGTCGAATGGGATGCCGAAGAAACGGAGCGGGGCAAGAAAAAAGCGGTGCGCAAGAGTGTGCGATGGATTTACGAGAAATCGGATACGACCACGGCCGGATGGGTCGAAATCAAATTCTCGCCGAGCATTGCGCCGTACCTGCTCGGCATATCGAAAGAATTCACGAAATACAAACTCAAGCTCGCGGCTGATCTGCGATCTATCTATAGCTGGCGGCTCTTAGAAATCCTCGCGCAGTATCGAAAGACCGGCCTCGTAACGATCCGCTATGACGAATTTTGTGAGGCGATGGGCGCCCCCGAAAGCTGCATCAAGGATGCCGGCCAGATGCGCCGGCGAGTGATCGAACCGGCCGTGAAAGAGCTGACGGAAAAGAACGGCATTGCGATCGAATGGGAAGCCACCACACCGGCCGGTCGAAAGATCACAGGGTATCGTTTCAAATTCGAACCGGACCCGCAAGGGCGGCTATTCTGACGAGATAAGAGCACGTCAGTCTCACCACCCTTTTGTCAGAATGGGGGCACGTCAACCGTGTCCCCATTGCTTTTAATGGCCTCCTTTCTTTCGATTTACTTACGATTTCTTTGTCGTGTCGATCGAGTAAGACTTGAAGCGCACAACCTCATCGCCTAGCCATTCATTGAGCTGCATAAAGCGCGCTTGCAATGGGGCTATCTCGTTCGCACCGAACACCTCGGCCGCTGTGTCGGCCGCACCGAAACCGCCGGTATTGCTCGGCACGATTCCCATGAGCTGCGGCGGGATTCGATGCGCGGCGAGCAAGTCGTCGCGAGTCACATTCTTGATATTGAAAAACTCGTCTTTGGCCGTGACCTCTGAAACGGGTATGAGCTGGATGCCGTCTTTCTTGCCCGCCGGCGCATACATGAAAAGATTTCTGAAATTGCCCGGTCCCTTGCTGTTTTTCAAAGCCTCGCGAAGCGTGTCGACATCGCCTTGTGACTGCGCCGCGTCCGTCATGTAAAGAATGAAACCGGCATGCGAGCCGTTCTCGTAATAGCGCCGGCGAAAGAGCGTTGCCGATTCGTTTAACCAGGCCGCATGCAGCGCGCCGAGATATTCCGGCAAGCCGTACACCTCTTGATTAATGTCCGGCTCCATAAGATGAAATATCGAGCCGGCATCGAACTCATGTTCTACCTGCCAACCGTTGATCTGAAAAAAGCTCTGCAAGTCTGTCGCGCGTCGCAGGTACTTCGAAGGCGCACGCGTGAGCGCGAGCCGGCCGCCTATGCGGTTTTTGGGCGCCTCAAGGTATCCATTGCCGAACACCAGGTAATCGAGCGCCCACTTGCCGAACTCGTCGCGTGAGAGCAACTTGTGCGGGATGAACGTCGACGCGAGAACGTTGCGCTTGAAGTAGATCGCCGAGCCGTGATGCACGCCCGCGCGAAAGGTTTTCGCCAGGCCTGGAAACGACACCGGCGGCTCGAACCATTTGCCCGCTGTCCACGTCTCCACGTAATCGAGAATTTCGGCGCGGTCCATCACCGGCATGGCATCGCCAAATGTGAAAGCCTGGGCGCTGGCCGGCGCCGATGGTGCGGCCGGCGCCGGCTGCTCGCCCCGCAATTTGTTGTTTCGCTTGCTCACGTTGAAAACTCCATAAAGCCGGTATTGTTGAAATTGACACCCTCAAGCGGTTCATTGCCGAGCGCGTGCAGACACGCCCAAGCTAAATCCGCGTGCCCGGTTTCCTCGTTTCGGCTCGCCTCATAGGTAACTTTCTTTCCGCTTGGCGTCATCGTTTTTCGGATCGCCATAAACGATTGGGCTAAGTCAGTCCAACCCGCATCGAATTCGAGCCGGCCCTTGCCGATAACCGAAAGCCCTTTAAGCACCAGGCGGCCTTTAACTTCAGGCGAGTAATTGAGCGCGACCGCGCTCGGATAGAACTGCCGCACGATCTGATAAACGCCCTGGCCGATGCCTGTCGTATCGATCGCCATGTATGCGACGTTGTATTGCTGCGTTACCAGGCGGATTGCATCGGCTTGTGCTTCAAAGTCCATGCCGCGCCATTGCGCTTTGTGCAGCACGCGGAATTTGCCACCAGGCACCACCGGCGGCGCAACGACGATAAGGCCGGCCGAGTCGCCGGAAAGCGCCGGATCGTAACCAACCCATACCGGCTTATAACCATACGGGCGCGTCGCGAAGGGCTTGAAATCCTCGTGCCACTCGTCCCACGAATCGACCATGCACCGTTGCAAATCAGCAAGCGGAAATATCGACGCCGTATCGTCGATAAACTGGCACATCAAAAGGTTTGAATATTCTTCAGGGCTGTATTCGAGACGCAGCTCGTCGATATCGAAAAGATCGCAACCGCCGGCGACCGCATCCTCGACCGTCACAATCTGGCGCCACTGCCTATCCTCGCAAAGACGCCCACGGCCGAGCGCCTTGTGCGTGACGTCCATATGCAAGTGATCGACCTTCGCGCGGCCCCTGTTCGAGTGCTCGCCAGTCCAAAACGTATAGGCGCCGTGTCCTATGCTTGATGGCGTAGAGAAATAAGTCTTTCTCCATTTCTTGTGCATCGCCATGCCCGAGGCGACCTTGTTGAGCTGCTGAAATCCGCCAACCCAAAAATACTCATCGAAATAAAAATTGCCGTGATAGCTCTGAGCCGTGCGCGCGTTCGTGCCGAGGAAATAAAGAATCGCCTCATTCGGCAAGATGATCGGCTCGCCGGTTAGCTCAACGTCTGCGGCCTCGCGGGCGAACTGGCATATGTACTGCCTGAAAACGTGCGCCTGGGCTTTGCTGGCCGACAAGAAAATTTGATTACGCCCCGTGTTGATCGCGTCGTCTAAGGCCTCGCGTGCGAAATACCAGGTAGCGCCAATCTGACGTGATTTAAGGATGTTGCGCGTGCGCTGATGGCCTTGCCGATACCACACCTTTTGATAATCAAACAACGAATCGAGAAAGGCCTCGCGAATCTGCTGCGCTTGTTCGTCGCTGAAAGCGTTGCGTGATGGCTTCTCTTTGCGAGGCGCCTTATTGCGTGCCTCGATGTTCGGGTTTAAGTCGCTCTCTTTCCCCGTCTCGCCGTACTTACGCACACGCGCCAGGCGTTCGACCTGGCGGCCGAGCAAGTCGATCTCTTTGAAGTCGCGGCCGTCTTTCTCATTCTTGGCAATCAACACCGACAAGCGCGTTTCGAGCGATGACTCGACGCGCTCGATTGGCTCGGCCTCGGCCCACTTGTCGCGCTGTTTCCACGCTTCAACGGTCGGCCGCTTTTCCCCTATGTGCTTTGCGATAGACGAGATGCGCCAACCCTGCCAATAGAGCGCGCGCGCAATACGGCGAGGGTCAACGTTGCTTTCAAGGGCGGGGGCGATTTCGGCGGTTTCTAGCATGGCCTCAAGTTTGTCGCGCCGCGCGCGCGCAAGCACGCCTAACACCTTGTATCCGAAGCGCAAACAATCGCTAACCGTTGAGGCAATGCGACTTCGAAAGCAAGATATCAACTCACGTTGAACCTTTTATCGAACCCTGTTGGAGACCTAACGATGCACAAACGCAAGTTGTCGCTTATGTCGTTCGCCGTTGCGGCGTTCGCGTTTGCTTTCACGATGGACGCACACGCGGCAACGATCGCAGTGAGCGCCGTTCTCAATCACGTTGATTTCGTCGCGTCGCTGGCATCGGAACATGCAGGCAATGCACTCGGCGCGCTTGGCCTGGCCGGCATGGCGATCGGCTCGGTTACATCGGCCGATACCAAGCTCGCGAAATCTAAAATGTTTCGCGTTGCTGTCGAAGGTGCGACCACTGACGGCCGCACAATCGAACGGGCTTGGCTCGAACAAATCGCGGCGAACTACAGCGCGACGAAGTACGGCGCACGCGTCAATCTCGAACACTATCGCGGCATCGTTCCCGATGGCCCGTTCAAGGCATACGGCGATGTTCTCGCGGTCGAAGTGCGCGAACTCGATGGCGAGTTTTCCGGAAAGCTCGGCCTCTATGCGCAAATCGAACCGACCGCCGAACTCGTCGCGCTGACGAAGGCGAAACAAAAGATTTACACCTCATGCGAAATCGATGCGTCGTTCGCTGACTCGAAGCAAGCCTATTTGATCGGCTTGGCCGTGACCGATAGCCCGGCGAGCCTCGGCACCGAGATTCTTTCTTTCGCAGCTCAAAACCCGAAGGCATCGCCATTCACCGGCCGCAAGGTAAGCCCGACCAATCTCTTTACCGAGGCGGCCGAAACCGTGATCGAGTTTGAAGAAACGCCGGAGCCGAGCACGCCCACACTGTTCGCCCGCGTCGCCGAAGTGCTCGGCCTGGCGAAGAAAAAGGCCGCGACCGATGACTCGCGTTTCGCTGACGTTGCGCAAGCCGTCGAAACGATCGCCGCACACGGCCACGACCAGGCCGAAGCATTGAGCGCGAGCACTGGCCGCGTCACGTCCCTCGAAAAGCGTTTCGCAGAGCTGGAAGCGGCCCGTGAACGCGATCGCCAAGCGTTCGACGAGCTGCACACGCAGCTCTCGACCACGGGCGCCGCACCGACTCGGCCGGCTGCACGCGGCGCCGGCGCGACGGTTAAAACCGACTGCTAACGAACCCCCCTCGGCTCACACTCGACCACACCAGGAGCAACACCAACATGCAGAACAAAACCCGCGAGCTGTTTAACGCGTACCTGGCGAACATCGCCGCGTTGAGCGCCGTGCTCGATGCGACGAAGCAATTCGCCGTCGCGCCGTCTGTGCAACAAACCCTTGAAAAGCGTCTGCAAGAATCGAGCGCCTTTCTCGCGCAAATCAACGTCGCGCCCGTGTCGCAACAACTGGGCGAAAAGCTCGGCCTCGGCATCGGCGCCCCGATCGCCGGCACGACCGACACGAGCACGAAGGCACGCGTTACGACCGATGCAACGGACGTTGATTCGATCGGTTATTTCTGCTCGCAAACGAATTTCGATAGCCACATCACGTATGCAAAGCTTGATATGTGGGCGAAGTTTCCGAACTTCGAAACGCTGATTCGCGATCTGATTGTGACGCGCCAAGCACTCGACCGAATCATGATCGGCTTTAACGGCAAGTCGCGTGCGGCAACGTCCGACCGTGCGGCAAATCCGCTGCTGCAAGACGTGAATAAGGGATGGTTGCAGCACTATCGCGAGCAAGCGGCCGAGCGCGTTATGTCGGGCGGCAAGACGGCGGGTAAGGTTTTGATTGGCGCGGGCGCCGGCGCCGATTACAAGAACCTCGACGCCGCTGTGTACGACGCCCGCACGTCGCTCGTCGACCCGTGGCACCAGGAAGATACGCAGCTCGTCGCTATCCTCGGTAGCGCCCTGATGAAAGACAAGTATTTCCCGATCTTGAATCAGGACAACAAGCCGACTGAGCAAATCGCGGCCGATATGGTCATTTCGCAAAAGCGAGTCGGCGGCTTGCCGGCGGTTACGGTTCCGTACTTCCCGGCTAATGGCGTTCTCATCACGCGCCTCGATAACTTGTCGCTGTACTACCAGGACGGCGGCCGCCGTCGCACTGTCGTCGAAAACGCATCGCGCGATCGCATCGAAAACTTCGAATCGTCGAATGATGCCTACGTGGTGGAAGATTTCGGCGCCGGCTGCCTGATCGAAAACATCACCGACGCGGAGGCATAAGCAAGCGATGAAAAGCCCCGCCCAACGCCATTACGAACGCATGACGGCCGAAAAGGCTGCGGCATCGGCCGCGCCTGGCGAATCCCTCGCCGGCGCCAATGCTTACGAGCTGATGCTTGTAAAGCTGTCGACCGATCGCCGTCGCTTGAAATCGATCGCCTCGATCGAACAAAAAATCAAGGTGAAGCGCGACGAGCTGTTACCCGATTACGTCGATTACGTGTCGGGCGCGTTGAATGGCGGGCGGGGCGCCCAAGACGATGTTTTAACAACTGTGATGATCTGGCGCGTTGACGCTGGCGACTACACCGGCGCGCTCGATATCGCCCGGTACGCTCTCATGCACCGTATGACCTTGCCGGACCAATACGACCGATCCCTCGCGACCGCGATCACCGAGGAAATCGCCGAGGCCGCACTCAAGACGTTCAAGGCCGGCGACACATTCGACACCGCGCAGCTCGTCGAAGTCGCGCAGCTCACCGCATCGGCCGATATGCACGACCAGGTGCGCGCGAAGCTGCACAAAGCCCTCGGCTATGCCTACCAGGCCAACGATGTTCCGGCCGCCCTCGAACATCTACGCCGCGCGCTCGAACTGGATGCACGCGCCGGCGTAAAGCAAGACATTGCACGGCTTGAAAAAGCCGGCAATGCGGAAAGCGCGAACGCTGCCCGCACGTAAAGAGCCAACCCCGGCCGAGGCGGCGCCGGCTGACGATCGCAACGCCTGACGGTTACGCGATCAAAAGCCGGCCCACCGCCTCCTTTTTTCAGAGCTGAAACCATGACGAGTTTTAACGCGATCGCCGCGCCGAGCATTACCCCCGAGCCGAACCCGCCGGCCGCGTCGCTGATGGTTGAAAACATCGCGTGGTTTCCGGCTATCGACCTTGCCGCCATGCGCGAAGCTGTGCGCCTCGATGGCACCGTGACACATGCCCGCTTGCGCTCGGCCGTGATCGACGCAATCGACGAAGTAAATCGCGAGCTGTCGACCTGGCGCTCGATGCACCAGGCCGCCGGCGTCGAATCGCTCGCCGAGCTGGACGCTGACAAGATCGGCGGCGAAAGCGTGCAGCTCGCCAGGTATCGCCGCGCCGTCTATTTCCTCGCGCGCGCCGATCTCACCGAGAAATATCGCGACTTCGATAGCACGAAGTCGGGCGCACACGACGCCGACGAGCGCGAGACGACGATCGACGCCGATCGACGCAATGCTCGAAACGCGATCAACGATATGCGAGGCGTCGCGCGAACCACGATTGAGCTGATCTGATGCGCGTATTCGCTTACCAGGGCGATACCGTCGATGCCCTTTGTTATCGGCACTTTGGGCGCACGCGCGGCGTCGTCGAAGCAACGTTAGAACTAAATGCCGGCCTGGCCGACCTCGGCCCGATCTTGCCCGAGGGGCACCCGGTCGAATTGCCTGATGCCCCGAACGATCAATCGACGATAAAGCTCGTCAACCTTTTCGACTAACCAGGAGAGCGCCCAAATGGCCGAACCTAGTAGCACCGCGCTCGCCGCTGTATCGGCCGGCATTGGCTT